TGGAGTGTGCCGTTCCCGTAGTCCGATTGATAATCACCAAATCCGCTACCCCATGCCACCATACATTCGGAGCATCGAAGTCGCACGACTCTAAATTCTTCGTCAACCCAAGTTTTACTTCGCATAATTTCTCTCCGGGGATGTCTTTTAAAACATCTAGGGTAGCTTGCATATACGCAAACTGTTCAGGGATCGGCACTCCATCACGAATATACTCCTCTGCCACAGTATGAGCTGTCTTTCCATACAGTGTTGCCTGTGTGTCGGGTTCAACAACGTCCTTTGCAATCTTGGTGTGATAGTACTTCTTAGGGCACTGCTGAAATGTTTTCAGGCTACTGAATGACCAAACGATACTCATAATTTCTTTCTGTTACAGATACGGCCCGGGCACATATCTTGGTTGTACTGCAATAGGCTTTGCTTGTGGTTGACCTTCGCCATGCTCAAACCTTGCACCACGTGCGGCGGCGTAAGCTTTCACCACATGCGGGTAATGCCTGTCTGATGGTGCGTGTTTGATATCGATGCCCCAATCAGCCCCCGATGAGTCTAAGTTATAAACAGGGCTAACATCCAACAAGTCTGATAACGGCGATCTCTCTACAACAGACAGCCCATCCCCACCGAAAAACGCATAGCTTTTAACTAAACCTTTGTGGTGTTGAAGCACCGGATGGAAGTAAATTTTATGTTGTGAAGCCTCGGGTACTTCGGAAAGCAAAAGCAACCCTGCGTTACTCTTACCTATTGAGTAGTGGAAGTCAGGCAGTATATTGTCGTAGTCGTGCATCAATGCGTTGTCGTCCCAATTTTTCTTCAGGGCATCTTTATCGCCTTTAACTTCTACAAACATACCCCCACCCCAACGGCAAGGTAGAAAGAAGTCGGGCAAGTACCGCATAATTCTGACCCCGTCGACAGTATCAACTTTCTTTTCGTACCCTTCGTTCTCGTACTTCCAAGGTATACCCAAGGTGTCAAAGAACACAGCCCATCGTGCTTCCAACCTTGAGCGAAAGCGATAGCCCTTGTACGTAGTTTCAATTGCTTTAATGTGATTCATGATTCATCCCAAATGTCGTTAGGCCAAACTAGCACAGGGGTTTCAATCCCTAGGTAGCCGCCTTCAATGTTGAACTCAATAAACTCCCGAGCTTCCTCGGCATCCATACCATCTCGCATCAGGACTTCTCGTATTTTCTCCGCGTCGTAAACTAATACGGATACTTGCGTACTTTCACGCCAAATGCTTGCGGGCCCAATGATCGCTTCGTCGTAGCCGTCGTACTTAATCATCGCTTCATGCCCCGTACGTATGCCGCAAAGCTTGCCATGGTGTCCTTCTCAAAGGCTTTCATCTTCTCAAACTCCTTGGCTACTTCTTCCAATACGTCGTTACGTTGTATTAGCTGTACGACCTGTAAATGTTCAAGGTGGTTCTCAGTCTTCCATCCCATCGCATCAGCGTAGCCTTTCTTGTAATCGTCGTTCATAGCGGTGCATCCTCATGGTTATCAGGGTTGAACTTAGGGACTCGGTTGCCCGTGTCCTTGGGGTTTGGGAATGAAGGGAAAGGCCAAGTCATTCTTCGCTTTCGTCAAAAGTTCGTATGCCCCTAGAAGGTCTTTGCTTTCGTATACGACTGCCTAAAGTTCCAGACTCTTTGGTTTCTGCGGTGTACATTTCTTCTAACAGGTTAATCCAATCATCAAGCAAATTTAACTGTAGGCTACTGCCCATGAGAAAGAATTCAGATGCCATCTTCACATTACCTGTACCCTCACGTATGTTTATAGTAAGGCCACCAACATTCATTCCTTTACGATTACCAAGTTTGCGTAGTTGTGTCATTTATTTCTCCTTAACATTCTCCATAGCTTGCTCCTGCTCCTGCTTCGCAGTTAAGTGGTAGCTCCATGCCCCATGATGGTCGTGTACGCATGCACATCTCAACGTACTCTTTGGCTGTATCAACTTGCGCAGTCGGCACGATACAGGCGATGGCGTCATGCACAGTCATTACCACTCGGTACTTCTTCGCAACCATGAGCATCTGCTCACCGATCACAATACGAGCTAGGGCTTGGCACACGTTCTCAATTACCTTGCCGCCATAGATGCGGGTTGGTATAACTGCCTTGCCCTTCTTGGTGTCGTACACCAGCTCGGACTTCCCTTCCTCATTCTCTATTAGGCGTAGGTTGGGATAGCGTAGGTACAAGGTGTTGGGTAATAGGATTCCATCACTGCCTTCAATCTTTAAGATACCGCCTCGGCCCAACGTTGTCTGCTGATTCTGAAGTACGGCTTTGAGGGCTGACGCCGCAGACTTCCATAGTTCAGTAATCTTTGGATACGTAGTTCGATATGTGTCAATAATCCGTTTCGCTTCATCCAATTCGATCGTGACATTGAAGTTCTTAAGTTGCGCTTGGAATTTTGCCGCGCCCATCCCGTACCCGCACCCAAGGATAGTGGTCTTGCCAACAAACCTTTCGTCCTTTGTAATCTCCGAAATCTTCTTGCCATAAATAGCCGTTGCCATGATTTTGTATACATCTTCGCCCCGATCAAATGCGTCTACTAAGTCGTCTTGTTCCGCAAGCCATGCGAGCGTACGGGCTTCAATTTGTGATGAGTCTGAATCAATCATCATGTATCCGTCCGGGGGAATGATTGCATGCTTCAGAGGTGAGTTGCGTTGTAAGTTCTGCAGATTTAATTTGTCGTCACCGCCCCACCTTCCGGTGTGTGCCGCATAGTAGCGTAGGGGTACAGGTAATGAGCCGCGTTCAGCTATGCCAAGAAACCTAGCTGTCCTTGTCTCTTCTATCGTAGACTTAGTGCCCAATCTCGCTGCCACTAAAGTTTGAACCTGTGGGTTTGGATGCTCAAGCAAAGCCTTGAACTCTTCGTCTGTTTTAGAGAACGCATAAGTCTGCTTGCCTGTTGCGGGGCTGACTTTCATCGGTGGTGCTACGCCATAGCCTTCCAAGATAATGGCAAACTTTACGTTGCTCATCAAATCTTCTTTGTCGAAGTTCTCGAGTAGGTCTTCCTTGCGTTGCTTCTCACTAAGCAAATGGTCTTTGATAAGCTCTCTATCTAACTGCAACACGGGGTCGGTGAACATGCGCACAGTCAAATCAATCAGGCGCAACTCAATGGCGGGGAAGCCAGCAGACATTGCGTTAAACAATTCCCACGTAAGCGTAACGTCGTTCTTGCAGTAGTCGCCATAGCGGGCTAACTGTTCGGGGCTGAAGTCCTGACGCCGCAGACCTAATGCGTTTTCTACCTCTATGCCTTTCTCGCCAAGGCCGTAGTAGTTTGACAGCACCTTCAAGCTACCGCCTACGTTAGTGCCATGCAAGGCTCTGCCCATGGACAAAGTATCAAGCCAACCTTTGGGGCTGAGTCCGTAGACCCATTTCAAAATCGCTCCGTCAAACGGGGCGTTGTGCGCAAGTGCCAAACTGTTAGCCCAATCGTATCGACTGAGGAACTGGTGCATGCTCTCCGCATCCCCGCTAAACCACTCGGGCTCACCATCGTTGACCTGTACGGCTACGCCAATAGTTTCGAACTCAGGGCTACGAACGTATTCCTCAGTGGTAACTTTTGTTAGGCTGAACTCACGAGAATAAAAAGTCTCGAAGTCGATTGTTAGGATGTTCATGGTTATAGTATTTGTTTTCCGATGAGGGCGTTTTGTGCATTGTTTGCGCCATACTGTCCGTATAGCGCACGTGGGTCGTTGTATCCTGAGAGTACTCCGCTTCGTAACGCTTCCTGACTATTCATCATTGATCGCGCTAGGTTTTGGGAATAGGCTTTAGAAATTACTCCATCCTCTATGTCTTCTCGAGTAGTTGGATTGATTGTCTGTTGCATGATCTGAGCGAGTAACTTTTTACGATCTCGATTCACCTGACATTCTTTCCAGTACTTGCGTATCAACTTGCGCTCGACCTTTGTGTATGGGCTACGTTCGTTGTCGGAAATCTCAACGAGCTTCTTCCAACCTGTGCCGTAGTCAAAGTCTTCGGGGCGTTCCTTCATGCGTGTGAGCATTACCTGTACTTCGGTAGAACAACGCTTAAGCATAAACTTTTCAATCAGTTTCATTTGAAACCCCACTTCAACCCTTGGGCTTTTAAGTTCTCAAGGTCATCTTCAGTTAGCGTTTGTTTGCCAAGCCTAAGAGTGGGTTTTAACGTACTGGGTGTGATCGTACCAATACCTAAGTTACCACTAGAGTCAAGCCGCATGGAATGGCTTGACGAATTAAACGTATAGCCCCCGCTGTCCGGCTTAAAGTCGTCTTTGTCTCTAGTCAGCTCTTCCATTACTGTGGTGTCGAACTCATGGCGACGTACTTTTACCAATGCTTTTTCCAACGCATCTTTCTCGGCTTTGGTCAATGCGTCACAAAAGCTTGACTCATACATAAAGTGCCACCTCATTACACCCCTGAAAAACTCTTCAGGGTTTGATTCCATACGCGCTATTAGCGTACGCACTCCGCTACACATTTCACTCATTTTGGTTCCTTCAATAGTTTCATCATGTTGGTTGCTTCTTCATGGCTCAAGCCTTTGGCTAGGGTCATGCTTGTTCGTTTGCCATCTTTGAAATCCCATCGGTATATGGTGCATCTGCCGTACCTTCTTTTCATGTGGTACTCGGTACGATTAAGCTCTGCATTAAACAACTTATCTAGCGCGGGTAGTAGTTCGTTAACCAACTGTTGTCGACTAATTGGCATTGCACTCCTTAATAACATTTGTTAGGTATTCAAGGTTGTCCTCACGTATGAGTAGTGGGTATCCACCGCATTTTTGTATTGCGTCAAGATTCTTTAGTTGTAGCGCGGTTGCTTGACCCTTGCCAGCCTTGGCTTCGATCGCTAGGAACTTGCCATTCACGCAACACAGGAAATCAGGCACACCGCTATTGCCGTAGCCAGTACCAATAGGCATAGCGTAGTAGATGTTGTGGGCTTTTAAGATAGCCTTGATCTTTGCCTTGACCTTGGCTTCAGGTGTCGTTGCCATAGATCATGCTCTTCCATACTGAGACCGAAGGCATGTGGTTGTGCGACTTGGTCGGTGTCGTGTAACCATTGTGGGCAATCCATCCGAGCGTACTCAGAGTGCGTACGCCTGACACCCATACGTTAGGGTGCAGTTCTTTGGGTCGGAATAAAAGTTTCTTGCCGCAGTACTCTCGGAACTCATCGCCAAGGACAACTGGTTTAGACACTAGCAACTCTTCGGCTAGCTCTAAGTAACGCTCGACAAACTCGGGGCTTACTCTGTTTGCCTTTGACCAACACTTGTCAGCAAGGGCAAGTGCGTTGTCTATTCGTTCGCTCATCTGATACTCCAAAAAGATTTTCAAGTCTTGATAGTATCATAACTTTTTACTTTGTCAATAGTACAGACGTAAAAAAGCCACCCGAAGGTGGCTAGTAGTTTCCCTAACAAATGTTAGCGTTACTTGAGTGAATTGATCTCACGTGTCAGATACCATTGTGCTTTGCGCAAGTCTTCCATCTTGTTGCCTTTGTGGTCGGCACGTGTCAGATACTTAATCACATTGCCGAGGTTGTACCCGAGCTTCTTCGCTTCGATGAAGTCGATCGTCTCGATTCCACCTACTGTGTAATGAGCAGGGTTGTTGACCGGGTCGGGCTTAGGCTCAAACATTTCGATCTGGCGATCGCCTTCCATACGCAACTTTGCTCTTGCTACGCCCGCTTCGTACGCAAGTTGCCCTAGGGATTTGTCTGAGCTAAACAAACCCAACTGCTCCCACTTAGGCTTCGCCTTCTTCGCTACCTTGGCTACCTTGGCTTTCTTCTTCGCAGTCCACATTACTGTGGCTACATACGCAGTGGTTACGCCTATCGCCTTGGCTACGTCTGATGACTTAGCCTTTGGGTGTTTCGCAACGTAGTTACGGATTTGCGCTGACTTGGTCATCTTGGGTTGCTCTGTTGTTGTTGCTAATTCGATCATGATTTATTTCCTGTTTGGTTGTTAACGTACTCGGTAAGAACTTCTCTCATCTTGGCTTGCTTTGTATACGCATAGTTTGTGTTGAAGTAATCCATCACATACTTTGGTAGACGCAGGCTCGTGCAGGCTAGCGCGGGCTTCTTACCTAGCCCCCGCCCCTTGCGTTGTTGTTCCGGTTTTAGATTCTCGATTCCTGTTGTCATTCAATAACTCCTCGTAATATTTTTTCGGCAGCGGTGACTTCTTATCCAATAGCTCACGTAGCCATTGCGCACCGCCAAGTTGATTTAGTATTAACCAATGTCTATCTGACATTCGTACTTGTCTACCTATTAGTTTCTCAGGCGGTTTAGGTCTTGGCATTTAATAAGTTCCTTGCAATTACTCTGTTAGCCCAACATCTAGCACATGACCATCTGTGTGGGGACAATTCGACTCCCCCCTCGGGGGGCTTCAGCTCTTCGCATTTGTTGCATAGCTTGAACTTGTGTATGGGTTGCTTACTTCCAAGTTGAAGTTGTCGGTTTACAAACCCATTCATTCTTCTAATCCTTTCTGAACTAAATCTGCAATCCTGTCTAACATTTGTTCGGGATGCCCGCCTATGTTGAACACTCGGTCTACCTCAATCAACGCTAGGTAATACTCTTCACCTTTTAGCGCGTGCCTGAGCTTGGTTTCGTCTTGTGGATACGTAAACTCAAGTACGGCTTTCATACGCGGCTCCCTTTGTCAAACGAATAAGTAGGCGTGCCTTACGAAACGTTCTACGAACATCAGTAGATGCGGCACTTACCCATTTAAACTTTGGGTCGTTATGCCCC